CAGAAATGGGTCGATATCGGCGCGAAAAAGAAAGGCGGAGGTTTTAAAGAATGTGGAAGAAAATCTGCAAGTGGATCAAAAAGAAAATACCCAAAATGCGTGCCTGCTGCAAAAGCCGCCCGTATGACAGAATCGCAAAGGCGTTCTGCTGTTGCAAGAAAGAGAAGTAAAGCTCAGGGTGTAGGCGGTAAACCTACAAATGTAAGTACCTTTGCAAAGAAGAATCAAGGTGGTATAATAGATTCAACGAAGTATAGAATTTTATAGGAGTTACTATGGCAAGAAAAGAAGGTCTTAAACCAATTGGAGATTCAATAAAAAAAATTATTGAAAAAATTCAAAAGGAGAGAAGAGAAAGATTAAACAAACGTAAACCTATAAGAACTCAACCTAAATTACCCGGTCTTAAAAAAGGAGGAGATGTGCAAAAAATGATGAGTGGAGGTTTTGGTATTTTTTCCAAAAAGAAAGCTAAAGCTGATGAGCCTAAAAAAGAAGAATCGAACGAAGCAAAGAAAAAGAAAAGATTAGAAGAATTAAAAAAAGAAATTGATGGAATGAAACAAGGAGGCAGTGCAAAAAAACCGATTAAAGTGAAAAAAATTGCAATTGGTATTGGTAAAGCGAAAGACTATCCTGGTATTAAAAAAATAATTGAAATGAATAAAAAAGGTAAAAAAAGATTTGCTGAAGGTGGTATGATACCTAAAACACCTAAACAAAAAAAATTCGCAGCATTAGCTGAGCCTAGGGATAAAATAACCTATGCTGATAAAATTGCAGGTGCTACGGGTAAATCCAAAAAAATGAAACAAGGCGGTATGGTCAGAGGTGGCGGTGCAGCTATAAAAGGAAATAACTTTAAAGGAGTGTTCTAATGGACAAAATAAAACCTAAAAAGAAAATGGCTATGGGCAAAATGATGAAAGGCGGCGTAGCTAAGAAAAAAATGATGGGCGGGGGGATGTCAAAAAAACCTATGGCTTATAAAAAAGGTGGAATGACAAAACCTAAAAAAGCAGTTTTAGGTGCTTTGATCGCAAAAAAATTAAAAAAATAGGAATATGTTTAAATGGCTACATCAGGAACTACAGCATTCGATTTATCAATTGATGATATCGTAGAAGAAGCGTACGAGAGATGTGGCCTTTCAACAAATTCTGGTTATGATCTAAAAAAAGCAAGACGTGGTTTAAATGTTTTGTTTTCAGAGTGGGGCAATAGAGGTGTTCATCTTTGGAAAGTAGAAAAACAAGTACAAGCTTTAACTGCTGGTACAGCGACTTATACTACACCAACTTCAACTAACGATGTGTTAGAAGCATATGTTTCAACAGCTTCTGCGCCTGGTACAAATGTAACCGATGTTACTTTATCAAAAATAGATAGATCTACATATGCAGCTTTACCTAATAAAGGTGCAACAGGTCAACCCTCACAATATTACGTGGATAGACAAACAACACCTACTATAACTTTATATTTAACACCTGATGCATCTACTTATACTCATCTTTGTTATTATACTTTAAATAGAATTGAAGATGCAGGGGCATACACTAATAATCCAGACATACCATTTAGATTTTTACCTTGTATGATTTCAGGGTTAGCTTTTTATCTATCTCAAAAGTATTCACCTGAGAGAACACAATCTTTAAAATTGTACTATGAGGATGAATTAAAAAGAGCTCTTGATGAAGATGGTCAAAGAACTTCTGTATTTATATCACCAGCTAACTATTATCCAACGAGGAACTAATGGGAAGATTTGCAAAAGGTAAAAATTCACAAGCTATATCAGATCGTTCAGGTCAAGCGTTCCCATATTCTGAAATGGTAAAAGAATGGAATGGATCTATTGTACATATTTCTGAATTTGAAGCTAAACATCCACAGCTTACACCAAAAGTTTATGGAGCAGATCCACAAGCTTTATTGGATGCAAGGCCACAAAAACCAGATCTTACAAAAAGTTTTACTTTATACATAAATAACAATCCAGATAATCTACCACAATTTAACAGCTTTAGTATGTTACCTTCCTCAAGTGATAATATTATTGGAACTTCGTTAACAAGTTTTTCTGCAGAAACTGCAATAGGAAACGTAACAGTGAGTATTACATAATGACTATTAGTTATTCAGATTTTCAAACTCAAGTAAGATCTTATACAGAAGTAGATAGTAATGTTTTAAGTGATACTCTCATTGATCAATTTATAAGAAATACAGAATTAGATGTTGCTGGAAAAGTAGATTATGATGATATTAGAAAATATGCTACATCTTCATTCACTGCTGGTAAAAGATTCATAGTAACACCGGCTGATTTTTTAATTATTCGTTCTCTACAAGTTTTTGCCGATACGACTTTAACCTCAGCAAGAACTTTTATGGAAAAACGAGACACAAGTTTTATCACAGAATTCAATGGTTCAGGAGCTACAGGACAGCCAAAATATTACGCAAATTGGGACGATAATACAATTGTGGTAGCTCCAACTCCTAATATAAATTATGCTACACAGCTTAATTATATCATTGACCCGCCTCATTTTACATCAACAAATACGACATATCTTTCTACCTATCAAGAATCCATGCTTCTTCATGGAGTGTTAGCAGAGGCTTTTTCTTTTCTAAAAGGTCCAATGGATATGTACAATCTGTATAAAAACATGTATAATGAGGAAATAAACTCTTTTGTTCTTCAACAAACAGGTCGAAGAAGAAGAGCTGAATATGATGATGGTGTTCCGAGAATAAAAATAGCGTCACCATCACCTTAATATAGGAGCAAAAATTATGGCAATAACAACTAATGCAATAGCTAATTCTTTTAAAAAAGAATTGTTAGAAGCTAAACACAACTTTACACAAACATCTGGAGATCAATTTAAAATTGCACTCTACACAAACTCTGCAACTTTAGGTAAATCTACAACTTCATTCACCACAGATCATCAAGTGAGTAATACTGGTCAATACACGAGTGGTGGTGGAAAATTAGCAAAAGGATCACAACAAACTTCAGTAGCATCAAGTGTTGCTATTGTTGACTTTGCTGACAGATCTTTTACAGGAGTTACTTTAACTGCTAGAGGTGCATTAATTTATAACACATCGAATTCTAATACAGCAGTTGCAGTTTTAGATTTTGGAGGGGACAAAACAGCTACAGCTGGAACGTTTACAATTCAGTTTCCTGCATTCACTACAAGTGCTGCTATACTTAGAATAAGTTAGGAGATTAAATGGCGTTAGTAATTAACGATAGGGTAAAGGAAACTTCTACCACTACTGGAACAGGTGCTTTTAATCTTGATGGAGCATCTCAAGATTTTGAAAGTTTTGCTTCAGGAGTAGGTGCATCTAACACAACCTTTTATTCTATTGTTAATACTGGCACAGGAGAGTTTGAGGTAGGGACAGGCACAGTAAATAAATCCGTGACTTTCACAGTAACTGTTGTTAATCCAGGTAGTGGTAACAAATATTATATAGATGGATCTTTACAGTCTACAATTGCTTTAGCAGAAACTGTAACTTATGTTTTTAATTTAAACGATGCTTCTAATGCATCACACCCAATGAAATTTTCTACTACTGCAGATGGAACACATGGTGGTGGAAGTTCTTATAATACAGGAGTTGTATATAAAATAAATGGATCTGCTGTTACAGAATCGGCATATGTATCTGGTTTTGCTGGTGCAACGACAAGAGCTCTTGAAATTACAGTAGCTAGTTCTGCACCTACACTTTATACATATTGTCATTATCATTCTGGCATGGGTTTCGCTTTAACAACAGCTTCAGTCGGAAATGTTTCGAGAGACTCTGTTCTTTCATCGTCGAATAGTGATAATCTAGTTAATTTTGCTGCTGGAACTAAAGATATTTTTTGTACCATACCAGCGAAGAAAACGCCCTCTCCAGGGATGGATGCACAAGATTTTGTAATGAATCAAGCTTCAACTCTTTCACAGGATCAAACTTTAGAATCTGGTGTTTTAGCAGGTCCAGTAACAATAACTGGAACACAAACAGTAACGGGGACATTGGTAATAGTTTAATGAGTAAGATAGAAGTAAATACAATTGAACCACAATGCGGGACTACCTTAACACTAGGTGCTTCTGGTGATACAGTAACTTTAGCAAGTGGTGCTAGTCAATCTGGTTTTGGTAGATCGGGAGCAGTAGACTGGCAAACAGGTTCAATTAAAACTACTACATTTACTGCAACGAGTGGTGAAGGTTATTTTGTCGACACATCAAGTGGAGCAGTAACTGCAAATTTACCTGCAGGAACTGCTGGAGCGATTGTTGCATTTTCAGATTACACAAGAACTTTTGGAAATAATAATTTAACAATTTCACCAAATGGCTCGAATAAAATTGGTGGAGTTTCTGGAGATGCTAAATTAAAAACAAATGGTCAATCAGCAACTTTTGTATACGTAGATGGAACAGAAGGTTGGATTAACGTTCAAGAGACTCAAACATCTCAAACAGGTTTAACAGGTTTTATTATGGCAACAGGTGGTACAATAAGTTGTACAGGTAATTGTAGAGTGCATACCTTTACAGGTCCAGGTACTTTTTGTGTAGCTAACCTAGCTTGCGTTGCAGCAAATAATAGAGTTTCTTATTTAGTAGTAGCTGGTGGCGGTGGTGGAGGTAATGGAGACAACGCAGGTGGTGGTGGAGCTGGTGGATTTAGAGAAAGTCAAAATCCAGTTAGCCCTTACACAACAAGTCCTTTAGTATGTGCTGGAGCCATAACAGTTACAGCTACAGCTTTTCCTATTACAGTTGGAGGTGGTGGAGCAGGAGGTACTGCTCCTGGTTCTAATGGCGCAAGAGGTGCTAGTGGTTCAAATTCAATTTTTTCTACAATAACATCTGCAGGTGGTGGTGGCGGTGGTGGTGCTAGACCCGCAACACCTGATAATGGAATATCTGGTGGATCTGGTGGTGGTGCTGGTCATCAAAGCACTGGTGGAGCAGGTGGTGGTAATTCACCTCCAGTAAGTCCTCCACAAGGAAATAATGGTGGTAATGGAGCAGGTAGTAGTTCTCCCCCAGCGTATGGTGGCGGTGGTGGTGGCGGAGCAACCGCTGTCGGAGCTGCTGGAACTCCATCATCAGCAGGAGCGGGTGGAGCTGGAGCATCAACAGAAATTTCAGGATCATCTGTAGCAAGAGGCGGTGGTGGTGGCGGCGGTGGAGAATCTGTGCCTCAAGGAGGAGCTGGAGGAACAGGCGGTGG